GTCTTCTGCCGAGATCCTGATAATCGCATTCTTTGTGACCTTGATGCCCCTGGCCCGGATTAGTGTCATGGTCGCCGTAGCAGGACCGTTATTGGTGATAGCTAGTTTCATTGAGTTTGAAAACTTAGTTGCAGTGACCGCAATGTCGGTATTGCTAACACCTGTTTGGGTGATGTCCGTTCCAACGACTGGTGTGTCCCAATCACTGACAAGAGCACCGATCTCAGAGTCTACAGAGGCATTCGGGTATTCTGCCCAAAGGGTAAGCGTGACGCCCGGCGCGATGGTCGGCTGCTCATTTGGCAGCGTCCATAGGACTGAGGATGACACAGCCGTTGTGTAGTTCTGAACATCTACGATGAGTTCATTGTAAATATCCTCAATTGGATCCGTCTGCTCGATAGCGTTATAGGACATCGCTGCGGATGGATCGTCGGAATAAGTCTGTTGACTTGTTAAATGAGCACCCGTCAGCCGGTGGTTGTTGTCTTCAAAAACGAGGTGACCTTCAGTAGATTCATAGACAAAACCAAGCTCAGTGTCCTCAATGTTGCGAATCGCTGAAAGGGCATCGATATCTGCTTCAAACCAAAGGTCCACCATTATCTGACCTGTGTCGATGGCCCTTTCACCGGGCGGCCAACCGACATCATCGAGAACAGCACTAATCAGTGCCCCAGTGTACTGGTCGGTTTGCTTTGCAACGGTGATTTTCTTACCTGGAAGACGAGACATGGTGCCGGTGGCCTCAAGCTGAACGATGGGAATTCCATCAATGGTTCCTGCGGGTATGATACGAGTAAGAAGTCCAGTCCATAACGTAATGGAAAGTGGCGAGGTCGTCCGTAGTCTTACCTTTCGACCGGGAAGTATCAATCCGTACAGTGGACTGGAGGCGTTATAAGATGAATAGAGTCCATTTGGATTTTTAAGAACTGCTGCCAGTCGCCCAGGGGATGCCCGTCCGGTGAGCTGACTGGCATAGTCACGTCCACGTCTCGTTTCAACGGAGACAGTATTAGCCGTCACATTCTCATAAGCATCGCCATAATCACCATCGTTATTCCAGTCGATCTCCAGGATATAGGTTGCTGCTGCCATCTATAAGACCCCCCGGAACGCACCATTGACTGCCGCCTCTTTGACGATGGATTTCACCTGCTGTTCAAAATCGAGAAGGCCATATACGGGTGCGTAGAAGTTAACGGCAATACCAGGACCTCCCGCCATTTGAAGGCGCTCAAGTCGTTCAAGTGGAATTATCGCCTCAGCCCCAGACTCACCGATGAGTCCAAGCGTCGGACGCCTTACGATGCCACCAGAAGCATAGGCCGGAAGCTCACCATATAGAGATTTATAGATTTCCCGTGCGGTTTCGGTTGAGACGTTTTGAATAAGCGCCCCAGCATCTCGTGCCGCTTTAGCCGCGGCCGCTGCTGCTTCCATCCCCGCGGTATCGCCTGAAGCTTGGGCCAAAACGTAGTCAGCTTTAGCCTTCATCACGATATCATCTAGCGCCCTAGTGTCCTTTATAACGGTATCTGCCACGCCTCTAACGATGGCATCCTTACTCGTCAGACCTTTAGATGCCCCTTCGATGATCCCCGGAATCATGTCGGTATATTTCGTGAAGCCCTGAAAAAACCTTTCTCCAAGGCTTAATCCACTGTCCTCATACATGCTGCCATAGGACTTTAAGAGTTCAGTCATTTCTTCCTGATTGTTTGCCATGATGAGGCGTTCCGCTTCACCCTGCAGTTCTGCTGAGCTGAGAAGTCGCTCATAATGGGCTTTAACCTCATCTTCAGTCGACTGCAGCGAGGCCATTTTTTGGTCATAAGTCGACTGGACGACAGCAAGCTCTGCTTCGTGACTGGACACTATGACTTCACGCTGTTCTTCTGCTGCTATTTTAATCGTTTCGATCTGCAATCTGAGGGATTCCTTCTGGGCATCGAGTTCTTCTTTATGGAGTCGTTCTGCCCGTGCAAGGAGTGCGTCATCAAGTTCCTTTTGAATGCGCTCGCGTTCCTGAGCTGACTCAGCGGCGGTAAGTTCCAGACGATAGCCTTCAATCCGGGCTAACTCTTCTCGTTCAGTTTTGGCTTTCGCCTCAGCATCGATCTGACTGTCGATGAGATCAATTTGGTTTTGGATCAGTGCGATCTTTTCAGCCGTTTCAGCATCAAAGAGCTTCAGTTTTGCGCTATAAACTTCATCAATCCTGCGGATCTCGTCATCCTTCCACTGGTCAGCAGTTCTCGCTTGTTTTGCAAGGGATCTTTCCTGTTCGCGCTGCTCGTTTTCATAGCGCCTACGAAGGGCAGAAATTACCGCGTCGTTTAGTCGGTCGATGGCGCTGACGGCATCCGATCTCATGGAGGTCCAGGCCCCAGCCATTCGCTGCGTGGCTTCAGAAACGGCCTGACTGACCTTTTCTTTTAATGCAGAACCGACTCCACCACCAGCAGATTTACCAAGGTCAGTCCCGGCATTTTCAAACTGTGGTTCGTAGCCTTCGATCGTACTCGCCGTATCGTCCATCGCACTCTTAGTTTCACTTTTAGTTTTACCAAGCAGTTCTGATATGGTGCCTTTAACGTTTCCGATGGTTTCCTTGATGGACCCACCCACATTTTCAACGAAGTCGGACCCCGCTGCCGTCATTTGCTGATACCCCGCTGCGGTTTCTGCGGCGGCACCTGCAAGAGTCGCTGAGATGGCTTTTGTACCAGCCTCAGCGCTGTCCACCCATCCGCTCATGGTACGCTGAATGCTTGAAATACCAGCAGAGATGCTTCTTGCGGTTTCTCCGACCTTTCCCGGCAGCTTTGCAGCGGCATCGACGATGGACTTTAGGGTGTTCAGCGCACTGGATGAAAGCGTGACAAAACTTTTAACTGCTTGGGTCTTCGCCCAGGACACCGCATAAACGATGGCGTTTGCCCCCGTCGAAAAGGCACCCTTGATCACCCGCCAGAGTCCTTCAAAAAATGGCGCGACGGTTTTCCAGTTCTTATAGACGAGATAGGCTAGTCCTGCAATAGTGGTGATCACGACGATGGCAAGCCCTGCCGGACCAATCAGAGCAGTCAGGGCCTGGATGAGTCCGCCACCGGTCCGAATGACCTTGATGAATTTCGCAAAATGACCAAGGACAAGACCAACAGCTCCGGTCAGGCCCCCGATAATCGAGGTGAGAGGTCCAATTGCCGCTGCAAGTCCAAGCGCGACAAGGATCATATTTTTTGACCCTTCGCTCAGACTTCCAAAGGCGATAAAAAGTTCAGTCACGCGTTTTAAGATCGGTGTGAGAACCGGGAGAAGGTTTTCCCCGAAGGCCGCCGCCGCATCTTGAAGTGCACCTTTCATGGTCCTAAGCTGGTTGGCTGTACCACCGCTGGTTCTCGAAAAGTCTCCTTGCGCATTTGAGGTCCGGTCCATGACGTACATGTAACGGAGCTGGACCTTTTCAGCTTCGGTCATCTGTTTAGTGGTCTTTCCAATGCCTTGCTCAAGGGCATAGGCGTTAAGGGTAGCTTCAGTCATGACAATCCCAAGGGTTTTAAGGGATTCCGATTCCCCTGTAAAAATGCCTTTGAGTGCGGTCATCGCCTGATCGATGCCGATATTTTTGAAGGAGGCAAGATCCCCCGCCAGCTGTACAAGGGACATCGACATCTTCGCAGCTTCGTCCTGCGGGAGTTTCATGCCCGTTGCCATATCACCAAAAAGAGAGGCCATCTCTAGAGCACTGCCCCTTGAGACGCCAATGCTTTCAAGGGTCGTCTGACTCCATTTTTTCACCTGATCAGCACTGCTGCCAAAGGCGACGTTGACCTTATTCGTGGATTCCTCCATATCAGAAGCATATTTGATTGCAGCGGCTGCGGCCCCAGCAATGGGAACGGTAAGACCCATGGTCATTTTACTGCCAAGTGCAGAGATCTGATCCCCCGCTCGGGAGAGCTCTTTAGAGGCTTTTCTAAGTCCAGATTCCAGTTTTGAAAGGTCAACTCCGATTCCGACAGTGAGGGTTCTTATCCATGCCATAAAATCGCCCCCTATTTGACCCACTGATCAAGCGCCGCACTCAGAGCCTTTTCGAAGCGCTCATGAGCCATAGCTTTATTTCGGTCAGCGGCAGGCCTTAAGAAGCCTGTCCCACCGGGCTTCGGCCCGACATACCCCACGACTTTACCGTTAATTTTGAGTTTATGACCAAGTTCCACAGGAACACCATAGGCTGCGCCCGCACCGAATCCGACGGTTGTGTAGACTCTGGCTTTATTTTTATCCCTTTCGGATGGCTTCTTGAGTCTGATTTTTTCTTTCAGATTTCCAGGTGCATGTGCCCACTTGCCGCTTTTACGTCCGGTTGGTCCAGGGGCAAGAGCACGTGCGCCGGTGAGCACCACCTGGCCGATTTCAAGTGAGGCGGTCTCAAATTCCTTGAGTGCCTCTTTACCCACGCGTTCAAAGGCTTTTTTCATCTCTCGTAGTCCTTTGATCTCTACTTTAGTCATCATCCCAATCGCCCCCTTCTCATATCGGCATCAAAGTTTTTGATGATCTCAAACATCTCTTCGGCAGACTGTTCGCACTTTGGCGTCTGTTGGTGGTCGCCGTCAATCGGCGCAAGCAGGTCGCTAAGCTCCGGAAAGTCTTTGACGCGGCCAAGGCGGGCAGTTAAATAGGCCCCGTAAATCGTTCGGCGATAGTTTTCTCTTTCTCGTTCTTTGAATCCCGTACTAAAGGCAAAGAGTTCTGCTGGTGTCAACTCCCAGAATTCACTGGGTTTTAGTCCAATTTCGGCGGCGATTATCATTAACTGATCGTAATCGAGATCAAGGGATTCCTCGCCGCCCTCTAAACGTTTTTTGAACTATTTCCAACTCCGAAGGACGCCTCAACCGCTTTTCCTAGAATCTCACTTGCTTCCTGAATGCTGAGGTGTTCATCAATAAAGTCCATGACGTCTTCTACACTTAGGCTTTTGTCCTCATGGGCAAGACCTGCCCAGATAAACACAGCAAGGTCTTTGACGCCAATGTCGCCAAGATCAAGCTTTGATATTTTAACGCCTAGGGTATCCTCAATGAGAGCGATGGCACGCATCCCAAATCTAAGATTTCTTGTTTTGTCCAGTTTGATCGGTGTAAATTGTCTTGCCATGGTTTAATCCTCCCGTAATAGAAAATGGGTGACTCAATAAGCCACCCAAGATTCATTAATTATGTTGTTCTTGCGGTGATGATGGTATAGACCTTAGGTGTTTTGCCAACTTCGTAAACGATGACTTCCAGTTTTTTCGAGGACTGAGCCGCATACGACGAAATCGCATTTGATGCAACACCTGAGGTAAGGGCCTGGAAGTACACGCCATCAACATAGAGATCGATAGAATGACCCGCAGCAGTGACCGTGATCGTCGTTGACGTCGTGCTAGTCCAGGTGACGTAGTAGTTCAGTGTTGAGGTCGCAAAGGTCGGCGCTGGTGAACCGCCAGAGAGGGCTAGGGCCGTAATGCCGCCGGAGGCCGTGGTGCCAAGGTTTGCTTCACCTGTGACGCGTAGGACGATTTCAGATTCCAGGACTTCGTTGCCGACTTCTGGTCCAGGCAGTTCCATGACGAGGGCATAAAAGGTATAGGTCGCCCCAAGGGAAGCTGGAAAGGTGATGGTATAGAGGTCTGTCGTTTGATTGGTAAAGGCCGTTCTCACCGCCGTCTGACCTGCATCTCCCGGATACCAGTTGATAGTGACCGTCACGGAGCCATAATCTTTGAGCCCCAGGATAAATTCTTTTGCTGAGCTCGATAACGTGGTGACGTCGATCTCGTCGCGTTTAGAGCCAAGGGGTGAGATCTTTTTAACTTCACCGATGGTCGTGGCGCCTATTTTTAATGTGGTGGTATTGCCGGCTTTAGCCATGGATGCCATAGTGTGTTTTCCTCCTTCTTATTCTGTATAGTAAAATTCAATTTCTAGGACTCCCAGTGACATCTCTGTCCCGGTGTCAAAGCCGTCCATTTCGTTCAGAATGTCAGCACTTTGAATATAGGGTGCGCTAGGCTCATACTGACCGACGATGTCTTCAAACACTGCGCGAACCGCGTCACGTGTCTGCCTCATGGTGGTGTAGTCGGTAGCGACGATATCAAACTGAATGGAAACGAACCTGCCACCCTGGGTTGTGAGCGTTGGGTCGCGGCGGGTACTGATGCGCTTATAGGCCACCGCCGGAAGATCACACCCCTGTTCGATTGTAACCGGGTATACCCGACCACCAAGAGTGATGATTTCAGTGCTTAGCTTATAATAAATGGCTTCTTCAATGGTCAACTTAAACCACCTCTCGACTGGCCAGGACCAGTTCTCCTTGGTCTTTACCGGTATCATTCAGAAATAGGATTTCAAAAACTCTGCTTTTATACTTCACTCTCATTTTGACGGTAAGATCTGCTCGGTAACGGATCCGAAAAAGGGCATTCACCTCAGCATTAAACCGCTGGGCCGCAAAGAATTCTCGACCGCTTTTTGCTTGATAATCGGCCCAAACAGAAACGACGGTGACCCAGTTTTCTAGTGGGCTACCATCGCTACTTTTTATGGGCTCATTTTTTTCGATGGTGATACGATGGTTTAGTTCACCTGCATTTAGCACTTTAGAACACCTCACTAAAACCAGATCGTTCGGTGCATGTCATAGAGTCGTTTTACGGTGATCATGGCACCTACTGGGATCTCGCTGTCCCGGTACTGATAAAGGAGTCCAACGTGAAGTAGTAGTCCTGCCTTTAGGCTATAAGGGATTTTGTTCGTCGTGCTGTTATACCCGGCTTCATATCTAATCCTGATCGGTGCGACAGGGTGCAGTTCAATGCCCGGCCAGGACTTATTGTAGGTTAAAACAATGCGTGCCGGGATCCGGTCAAGGTCCACAAGGTAATCGGTTCCTAAGATCATATTGGTATCCACCCCAAAAACATCGGTGATTTTAAAGGAAGTAACCGACTGTACAGGAGAGCCCGGAAGTTCAATAAAGTCCACTTCGGGTAGGGCATCTAACATCAGTTCAAGAGTCTGACTGGCTAGACTGAGCCGCGTGTAGTGTTCAGCGTAGTCTCTTGCTGCGAAGATAAGGTCTGCTAAATAGTCATCTTCCTCTGCGGTGTCGATTCTAAGCTGATCCTTCACATCATCCACCGAGATGGGCTCTGCGCTGACGGGAATAGCGACTTTGATTCGTCCAAGCACTAGACCCACCTCCGGTCAATGGTCAAACGCGCCAGGAGCGGGGTGCCTTCCATGATGCCACTAATTTCATAGACCAGTGGATCTGAAAATCCAGTCGGGATGGTGTAATCAAAGAAGTAAATACCTACTTGCTGACGCGTTGGTACGTCTTGAATAACTTGATTACCTTTACCGTCGAAAATGATGATACCTGGATCAGTGACATCGGAAAGTTCACCCGACCAGTTATAGAATCTACCATAGAGTCGAATTGTATCCCCTGTATAGGCCATAGTTATGATATTCCCTTCTTGTGATCTAATTTCAAGATTTATATGTCTCTCAGTGATTGAAAGAAGTAACGTACGACTTGATTTCGAAGCCGTGGATCTGGCGTGAAATTTCGCCCCGAGAATGCGTGTATAGTGCGACAAGGCCTTTCTGATGCTTAGATTTGTTCGCCCTACTACATGACTTATGGTGCTGAGGGCTAATAAGTAGACCGTATGAACGACCTTCCAGGCACTAAATCCTGTCGTGGCAGTAACTAGAAACTGGATGAAATCTAAAAAGCTCATCTTGATCGTCGTGCTGATGGCGATGAGATCCGACCTTATTTCGAAACTGATAAGTGCTTTCAGGTTGCTTACGGTTTGAGATATTGAAGCAAACTGTTTTGAGGTTGTTTGCCTGAGCCAGGATGAGACAACAAGAAATTGCTGCACTGGCTTCCTAATCAATCGCCTGATTGAGCTGCTGTTTCTAAGTGATGCGACAACACTGATCAAAATAACTTTAACACGCACCATTAGGCCAAGGATAACAACGGAGCTAGTCAGTCGATTATAACTCGATCTTACCTGCTGGCTCAGGACGTGGATCGAAGAAATCGTTGTGCGGACAGTGAGTAGACACCGCTCACTCATTGTTTTAGAAGTCGCCAATATAACAATAATGACGGATTTTCTAATCCCAAACGCGATGTTTATGACCGATGCGAGCTGCTTTAAAAAGACTTTCATGCGATCGAGTATTGAAAAAACAGCTGCATTTGACCCAAGCTGATTTTTTGTCTCTTTGAGATTTGATGAAGTGATACTGACAGCACTAACTAGCCATCGTGAAATTTGAAGACTACGTATCGTGGTGATCCAGTTTACAGAAACAAGTTCTCTGAGCATAGATTTTCTTAGAGTCGTAAGGTTTGAAATGGCAGAGCTCAAAGTCTTGAGAGTGACACGGATACGAGTAATGATCGAAGAGATGAGCAAGGAGTATTTGAAATGACGAAAAATATCTTTCACCTTATGGCCTGTCGAAACGACGCCATTTATCAGTGATCTAGTGACATAGCCGATGAGGTCACCGTATTGTGAAGTAGAGCCGTTTAGCGCTTTCGAGCTTCTGCGGGCGATTTGACTCATAAGGAATGGTACTTCGCTTAGGACTTTCAACGATTCACGACTAACAAAAGCTGCATTTCTCACCAGAGCTATGACTTCTTTTTGAATGATCCCCTGGATATGGTCATAAATCAGGCTACTACTAACATAGAGTGATTTGATTAACGTTTTGACTACACTCTGTATCATGGAAATTCCATATCTAAGGCTAGTATTTAGTCTTTTGAAATTTTGCTTTGTGAGAATTGTGCCTAGATCAAGCCCGCTTATGAGCCATTTTAGCTCTGTTTTCAGAAGTTGATTCGTCATGTCAGTGAATATAGCCACAATTCTATCCGTATGTCGGTATAAACCGGTTACTACATGGATTGCGCCATTTTTGAAACTCTGAATAGATCTGTTCCGTGATATTGAAATATTAATCCAGACTGTAGTTCTTTTTATGGTTATTGAAGATTTTGTCACTGATCCTTGTACGAAAGTGTTGATATCTCGAAAAACCACTTTGAGTTTTTCAAGGGCGGGTAGGCTAATTAGTTGATTTAGCAGAAATATAAATGACATTTTTGTCGTGCTGCCGGCAAGACGGCTGATCGCGAATAAGCTTCGAAAATCCTTCTTGAGATGACTCGATGCCGCATGACTTAATGAGGTTACCTTCTTACCGGTTTGTCTTATAAAATTCCCTGCACAGCTGCTTAGTGCACTTAGCGCTTTCTCAGTCTGGGACCCCATCGTTCGAACAGCTTTCACTATTACCCTAGAACCGTGGAGTGTCGTTCCTGTGTAGGTGTTATTTGTCACCATTTCATGGCCGTCTGCAGGAAACGTAAATGAATTAGAGGCAATGACGTGACCGTTTCCGGATAGACTGGTGTTCGCAATATCCGTATCAGGATCTGCCGTTACATCTACTAGTTTGGATGTACTGAATCCGCTTGAAGGTGCATCGTGGGAATGATACGGGGATAAAGTAAAGCCATCCCAGTCGCTCTGTTCATATTCAACAAATCTTGTAGATAAACCATAAGGGATTTCCTGATCAATATAATACTGGGATTCAAATTTGGTGATACCGCTAGGGCCAAAAATATGGACGAAGTTGACTCCAGAACTGGACCATGATCCACCGGATTTAAGCCAGGATGACACCCCTGAACCCGAGTAAGGAATCCTATAAAAGTCCGTATCACTATAGGCTCCTGTTCGCTCAAGTAAGACCGTGTAATCTGAAGAAGCGGATAGTGAAATGGCTGATGAGAACCTAAAGATGACATACTGTTGATAGGCAAGGTCCGTCGAAATATCCAGTCCGCTAACCGTCTCTGAAATTGCTAAGACAGTTCCCGTTGTCCCCGCACCTTCAATGAGCTGCACTCTTAAGCCATCGGTGGTAGTTCCGAACCTGGAGACTCTAAACACCACATACTGAATGGTAGTTGCAGTTGTGGTTGAAAATTTTTGAGCAATGGCTTCATAGGTGCCGCCAGGACCGTAGATGGAGTAATTATTATTGGTTTGAAAAAATGAAAAGTTCTTCGAAAGCGCTTTTGTGACCTGTAATGTCCCGACGATAAGGGAATACAACTTGGTTGCATACATGGTGTTGCCAGTGGCGATTCTTGGGACATGAATTGTTCCGTCTGTTAATGGGAATCCTGAAGTTATGTTGCTGCTGATGACCAGTCCAGTGCCTATAATGGTGAACATTCCAACTGAAGAACCCAAAGTGTTATACATATAGAGATAGAAGTCAGCCTTTGCATTTTCAATCATATAAATAAGGAAACCTTGAGTGAGATCGCCATCCCATGAAGAGGCGGTGTACTTCCAGTATCTTGGATTTGCTGGCACTACAGCTGCACTGGACATGGTCGAGGCATTTGTTCCAATAGAGGCGAAAGACATTAAATAAAGAAGCGGATACTCTCCAACATTTTGAATCATGATGAGTTTTGCGATAGTCAGCACCAGAGAGCCTGAGGTATCGGAGAGCTCCACTGACCATTGATCCAGCATCACATTTGAGGAGGCGGCCACCCTGATGCGCTGTGGTGTGGTGCCAACGATACTAGCCGACGCAACCGTCGTTCCTACGCCGTTTTTTAAATAGGCGTACCTGGTGGACGTATCGGTGTTATAGCCATTCACTTCAAAGTAAAGTGCGAGGCCCCCTTGTGTAAAACCTTGAAACCAGTTAGGTGTTGAAAAACTCATGGTCTTTGCAATGGGGCTTCCTGTGTAGGTGTAGGTGACGATTGGGATCTCCGTTCTGATCTTTGCCACGTTATCCCACCACACTGATCATGCTGGTATAGGTGCTGAGGATCTTGTTCTTTTCCTGATTGGTCAGTGCTCTTGGAAACTGGAGATAGATGTAACACTCACCCGTTCCATCGGGTGATCCTTCTTCGAACCACATGACAGGCCTTAGGCCGATGGTCGCATAAAACCATTCCCGCATCGACCAAAGATCTGCGATCTTATAGGTGGTATTGCCAGCGTTTGATGGCGGCAGGCATGGTCCAGAAGACATAAGTTGATCAAGGGTGTTTTTTTGCTGTGGCGTCAGCTCAAGTCCATGAAATCCAACTTCAGTGACGGATTCAGATTCGGTGATATAGATGGACTCTATTGGAATAGCAAGTGCTAGGGATATTTTTTGAAGCACATTCCACTTATAGCCACTGATCTTTGGATATTGATAGGTCAAGTGATCCTCACCTCCAAATTTCTATCATTTGGGAAAGTTGATCCCAGAAAAAAATCTCCCGGGATCACTTCCCATAGGAGATTAGGCTTGATCAAACACGGTTTTAATCGTGAACTGAATAGAATCTCCTGAGGAGACGTTTATCGGGCTAAACGTGCCATGCAGGTACATCGTTGCGCCGGACAGAGTTGCTTGATTAAAGATGCCCACTTCCGTAATGGCAAGTGCGCTACCAGCAGTGATCGTGGCCACCACTTGATAGGTGTCATTTGTGGTGGTGGTCGTCTGCTGGGACTGTGTTCCCGTGACCGCGGTGACGTTGGTCGGAGAAGCAGCTGTTTCAAGGGCAGCATCAGCGACAGTCGCCGCCGTTACCCCAGTTCCCCAAGCCACATTTTTATGGTTTGACGCTGCAAGGGCTGCGGAAATGAGTCCCAGCCCGTTGTTGACAACATAGACGGTATCAGCCATTTGACTTCACCTTACCTTTTAGCATTTCTAGAATGCCTTTCTTTTTTTCTGTATCAACGATGGTGCCAAGATCCACTTTTGAGCCATCAGCTTTAATGAGAGTGGCTTCAATGGTGGCTTTTTTGACTTTACCTTTTGTCTGCATAAGACCCTCCATCATTCACTGAGCATCAGCCCAGCAGCTCTCAGTTTTGCGAGTAGGGCATTAAAGTCCGCCACAACACCAGCTACGGTAGAGGCTACACTGTCAGCTTGAGCGGCAGCTGGAGTGAGGGCGGTTCCGTCAAAGGTAAGGCTACCGGTGCTTTCAATTTCAAGGGTACCACCAATGACCGTTCTTTCGCCGCCCTGTTCGGTATAGTTTTTTACGTTACTCATCATTCATCACCTACGCATGCTGCTGAAGCACTTTGATGGCTTCAGAGAGGATGAGTTTACCGTCGACGCGCTGAGTCGCCTTAAAGCCGACCTGACCTGTTACGGCATAGAGTTCATTTAGTCGCTGGAAAGCTCTACCCTGGCGATCCGCGATCCAGTAGTAGGAGAAATCACCAAAAGCAACGGTTTTGGCAGTGGCGGCAATCGTCGGTACAAAGTAAGAGGTTTTCACTGGCTTATTGAGGATGGTATCTGGTTCACCCATGCGCACGGAAGGCTGCCAGAGGTAGAGGCCATTACCGTCTTTGAGTTTTCTGATCTCTTTGATGGTCGCATCATTGGTGATGAACATCGCATTTTTCCGGTACGGTGACTTAAGCGCATAGTAGAGGTCGATAAGTTCATCAAACTTAATCGATGCTGCAAGGGCGCTTGTGACGCCCACGTCGGCCCCACCTGTGGCGTTGAAGATACCTACCGGCTTACCGGTACCATTGCCAATAAAGAAGGCTTCCTCTTCCTTTGTACCGATCCTGCGGGCAAATTCCTTCGCGATATAAGCCTGCAGGTTAAAAATACTGTCGTTAAGCAACTCTTCAGAGACCTTGATGATGGTCCCAAGTTTATGGGCTCCCAGGGAAACCTGCCCAAAGGCATCATCGGATTCAGGGATAGGCGCTTCTTCATCCACCCAGGACGCTGTGCCTTTTGAAGCCACCACCGGAATCTTACGGTCGCCTGATGAGGTACGGATCACCGTCGCTAGACTTCTAAAGATATTTTCTTCAAGAAGTGCTTCAATCAGTGTTGCTTCGAATTCATCTGGGACGAGGTAACCGCCTTCAGAATCGGTCCCGACCTGGAGGGCGTTCTGGACATCGAAGCTATTCTTATCCCTCATCGCGCGCCAGAAGGCAGATTTATATTCATCACTGGCGCGACCCGTTTTTTCTTTCATCTGTCGTTCAGGTCGAGAAGTAATCGGATCTGTAACCGGTTTTGATAGCTCCATTTCGATCATCTGTTGACGTTCAAGTCGCTCGATTTCTTTACCAATATTTACGACGTCGGATTCCATCTTTTCATAGATGACCGCGTCCTCCTTCGAAATCTGGCCGGACTCATCGCGCTTTAAGTCAAGGAAGGCTTTTGCCTCTTCCCATACTTTAGCCCGCTTTTCTCTGAGTTCTAAAACTTTATTCATGCACAGTTCCTCCTAAGGTTTAATAAGGTTCAGTCGCTTTTCAAGTGCTTCGATGGCAATGGTTTCTGGCAGTTTGGTTTCTACTTCAGGCTTTTTGTCTTCTTTTGGCAGACGCTTCATCAAGGAATTGATGGCGGTCATTTTACTGAAGATCATGCCTTCATCCGGCATCATTTCGGTTTCGGATTCATAGAGCATGCCATCAGCAAAGCCTAGTTCGATGGCTTTCTTTGCGTTAAACCAGCTCTCGGCATCCATGAGATGGGAGAGTTTTGTCCTTGATAATCCAGTTTTAATTTCGTAAGAGTTCAAAATGCTTTCTTTAACTTCGCTCAGCATCCCAATGGCCTTTTGCATTTCCTCGGTGTCCCCAAAGGCTAAAGTCATCGGATTATGGATCATCATTAGTGCCACTGGCGACATGAGGACCTCTGAGCCTGCCATGGCGATGACGGAAGCCGCGCTTGCAGCAATGCCGTCGATCTTGACCGTGACATGGCCTTTATAATCCATGAGCATGTTGTAGATTTGACTGGCCGCGAAAACATCGCCGCCTGGTGAATTGATCCAAATGGTAATATCGCCTTCATCACTGAGTAGTTCAGCCCTGAACTGTTTAGGCGTCACCTCATCGCCATACCAGGTTTCCTCGGCGATAGGACCATCTAGAAATAATGTTCTACCGTTTTCATTTCTCACCCAGTTCCAAAATGCCTTTTTCACTTACTTCACCTTCCGTTTCGAAATTTTTACTGAAAAGCCCCGCGTCCTGGAGCTTCGTCATATTGCCGTTGATGAGATAGAGGTCCCCACCTAAATCTTCCGGTATGCGGTTAAGATCCTCTAGTTCTCTGATGTCATTGGCTGAAAGCCATCCGTTTTGCCTGCCAACGGCATAGCCATCCATACGGCTTTTATAATCGCCGCGGAGAAGACCATCCAGATTATATTTGATAAAGTACTCCTGCTTTTCCTTTTCGGTCAGAAGGGCTCTCTGTAGGGACATCTCCCAGCGAACCACCCATGGGTCTAGAGTATACTTCACGTATTCAAGGGACTGCTGCTCAATATTAGAAAAGCTAGACTTCTCAAGATCTCCAATCATGTGAGGTGGAATCCTGAAAATTCTAGCGATTTCATTGAGTTGATATTTTCTTGTGGCAATGAACTGAGCCTGCTCTGGCGGAATGCTGATGGGCTGAAACTTCATGCCTTCTTCAAGGACGGCAATCCGGTGAGCATTTGACGAGCCTTGATACACTTCATTCCAGCTGTCTCTGATGCGCTTTGGATCCTTGACCACACCGGGATGTTCAAGGACACCACCAGGACTTGCCCCATTTGAAAAGAACCTAGCGCCATATTCTTCCGTGGCTATGGCCATACCAATGGCATTTTTGGCCATGGCGATGGGGGAATAACCTACGAGGCCATCAAAGCCAAGACCAGGGATATGAAGGACTTCTTCTTTTCTGAGGATGACACTTCCGGTGTCCTTATGGTATTCGTAGAAGAGTTCGCCCTTTGAGGTCCGGTCCACTGTCATTCGGTCAGGGAGTAGCGGGTAAAGTGAGAGTACATTTCCTCTTCCATCGCGAATAATCTGCGCATAGGCATTGCCCCATAATAAAAGATGACTCATCAGTGTTTCTCTAAACACAAAGGAAGTCATCTCGGAATTTGGTTCATCATGAAGAAGTCGGTAGAGTCGGTGCTGAAGGGCTTTTTCTTTACCGTTTTCAGAATGGCGGTAGATATGGAGGGGCAGGGTCGCGATGGTTTCAGATAGGATCCTAACGCAGGCATAGACAGTAGTCGTTTGCATGGCCGTTTTCTCATTGACGGTTTTGCCGCTGGTCGTGCTGCCAAATAGGAATGAAATGCCGCTGGTTAGATAGTTCTTTGGCTTGTCCCTTGAATGAAATAATCCTGATAAAAAACTCAATATCATATACCTCCTAAAAAACGACATGAAAAAAGCACCTGTTTCCAGATGCTTTAATTGGTATTGCTTTATATCAAATCTTTCAGTGCGATATTCCAATCAGGTTTGAAATCCTTAATCATTAATCGTTCTGTTTCAATAATATCATCATTTTCATTAAGATTTAGAACCCACAATTCAACATTCCCTTGAACATTATTAATAAGTTCATTAATATGGCAGTTGGTTGCTTGACCGTCAAGATAGCAATTCTTCGGGCTAATCCGGCCATAACCATTGTTTATTCTAGTGTTAAAATCATCAAGGCATCGTCCGACATAAACGACATTTTCCGCTAATGTAAAGGCATATAGGCCCTTCAGAGCCGAATATTCATTCAATATAGCTTTAAATTTACAATACTGACCATCGCCATAGGGATTTAAAAAATATTTATACGTTGGATCATTATTTGATTTTAGTTGAAGTAGAAAATCTCCAATACTTAAATCACAATATTCAACATATTTTCTTTGAATTAGATCACGTAGTTTAACGTATCTCGGCTTCAAAATGGTTTCGTTTACTGTTGAATTCAAACCAGTAAAAATATTTTCGACTCCAAATTTTTCAAACTCTATTGCGATGTGGTTAAATCCTAATTTTATTAAGTCTTCAGGTATTAATACGATTTTGTTCGTTGAGTTTTCAAGAACATTCGGTTCGAAATGATTCCCGGAAAATTGATTTGAATAATCACCCACAAATTTTGATTTGGAGTATTCGTTTTTAAACCAATTGAACAATTCTCCGAAAGTGATTTCTTCGCCTGTTTCCTCAATAGAAAATACAACATCATCAGATTCTAGAATATGATCAGGGTATTCCTTGCTCCCGCCGAATTCTCCAAGCTTGGTTAATCTTCTCAATGGACCTTTAGATCTTAAGTAATTATATTGATTTTGAGGATGATCGCCGTTACACCATTGTTGTATTCGAGGTTGATGAACTTTGTTGTAACAGAATGCCTGAGCAACATCTCTTATTTCACTTTGTGAAAAGTAAATTACTTCTTCACTACTATTAGATTTCATTCGTTCATATGTCATCACTAAAGCTGCGAGCCAAACGGAACCAACAACATTACCTACGATTCCCCTTTTTAATGTAATTGACATATTTATCACTCCTCGTAGCCATTATACTACAAAAGGATCAATTTGTAAAGTAATTACATATTAGGTGCTAATTACTAAGTTTTATAGACTAAGTTTACCTACTAAGATTGTAGTTATATAACAACAGTGCTGTGTTTATAGTATTAAGAACATAAGATTAGAATTCCACTGTCAACATTAATACTTCACGGAGGATGCTTCCATTCCTTAATGCCCGATCCAGTGCCATAATCGTTGACACAGCACTGTTCATGCAGTCGGTGCTTTATTCTTTATTGGATTAAACGTTGCACGGTGGATCTGTATTTATGTTGATGTTATCCGCTAGTCACCAAAGGTTGAGTAATCGCTTTGGGTGTTTTGTTCTTCTAGTATAAGTAACATCATTACTACACTCGCCATAAAATCCAAAGTCACATCTATATTATTGAAACCCTTACCTAGATTTGTCAAAATTACTTCTAACTATTCCTTAATCATGTATTTAGGGAATAGTTTATACTCTAAAACACGAAAATGCCTCTCCTATGTGAATGCTAAGATAAAAGTGTACCAAAACAGCTTCCAGTGATGGAAAAAAAGTAGACCACTTCATCAAAACTTCTTGTAGACTTAGTCTAGTTTGAACATGTTTACAGGAGGATCTGAAAGGAT